AGGAGCAGGAGCAGGAGCAGGATTAGGAGCAGGAGCAGGAGCAGGATTAGGAGAAGGGGCATTGCTCGGAGCATCAAAAATCATGCTCGGAGCATCAAAAATCATGCTCGGAGCATTGCTCGGAGCATTGCTCGGAGCATTTTTAGCATAGGAGTTACAGTTTACTTTTCCCCAGCGAGCCGTCGCCGCCAGTTTCGCTTTCTGCGCTCTGGCCTCCGCGTGGACGGCATAACCTTGATGGTTTTCCCAATCGTGAATCGCATAAGTTCCATCATGATCGCGATCCAACAACCCGCACCGTATCAACCCCTCGACAAAAAAGGCTGGGTCTTTGTCCCAACCGGCCGCTAGCGCAATGTCCGTTTCATCCATCCCGATCAATCGCCCGTCGGGGTGGTTCATCGCCGTCGATAGCCAAAGGTCGATCAGATAATCGGTAGAATTGTCGCCGATCACCAGTTTGAGTTTGCGGCGCTTGCGGTGATTGCAGAATGAAACGGCGATGCGGATATCCGTGTTCATGATTCCCTCCCCAGCCACATCGAAACGCTTTTTTGGTAAAAATCCGATACATATTTGCGGGTGCTCATGTATAATCTCCTGCGAAGTTGAGTAGTCCGTGAAGTGGTTTGCTCGCGTGAAGCGAGCGATCAGCCTTCGAGATCGGCCGGCGCCTGCCGGCCGATTTCGTTGGCCCCTCAGCCGCTCCCGCCCTCCGGGAGCCGGCATTTCACGGCGCCGAGATCGCGGGCCAGCAACGCGATGTTGACGCCCAGGTCCGCGACGGTCATGCCCGTTTCCCGCGTCAGCCTTTCGAGCAAGGCAATCCTCCGCGCGTGTTCCTCCAGGATGGCCAATACGGTCGCGCCATCCGGCCCGTCACCGGAACCGCCGGTTGCGGCAAATTCCACCGCGTCCGGCCCGGCGATTTGTAGCGCCCTTTCCAGGGCCAGTTGCTTTAGCGCATCGCCTTCCGAACAGGATCGTCGTTGGGCTTCGGCGGCGATGGCGCGGTGATCCTCATTTCCGAGCGGGATGGAAACCTCGATGCTGGACATGGCGTGGCGCCTTCGGTTGACATCGGTGGGAGGGACTCTTCGCCCCCTTCTTCTCCGGCTTTCCCGGCCGTATTTATTTGTTGGGCGCGCTCCAGGGCGAACTCGCGGACGCCGGCGCTGACGCTGGATTTTCCGCTGAGCTTGAGCGCCGCCAGCACGAGCAGGTATTCCCGCGCGCTGAAACGGATGTGCATGTCGTGATCGCGACGGTCGTCAGGGTCGAGCAAGGCCATCGTCGGCTCCGACGGGCTGCGGTGGCGAAAGGGCGGCCGCGATGCGCTTTCGCGCCTCGATGGCCGTCATGTATCCGGAAACGCCGAACGCGGAACGCAGCGCGAAATACCGCCGTGCGGCGTCGGCGCGATGCCCGCCCATTTGGAGCGCCATGGTGTATCCCGCGACATCGAGTCCGGTGAGGTAGTCGGCTAACAGATCGATGGGGGCGCTCATGCCGCCTCCAAAGCCGTTTGAATGGTGCAGCGCCGAGCCAGCGCCAAGAGCCAATGCGCGAATGCTAAGGGCGTCGCTTCGCGCTCTCGCTTCGGTATTTCCGGGCGATTTTTGTGACGCTCACCCGACAAGCGCCGTCCGCTCGTACCGCAGAGCATCGGTGCGTCGCCCAGTACCAGCGGCATAAGCGGGATGTGGCGAGCCGCGCATCCGACGATGTATAGATTCGTCCGTTTGCGGGCGCGATGGCCCCACCAGAACTGATCGACCACCAACGTGAAGCCGCCGAACTTGTCGAATTTTCCTGGCAGCGGAAGCCCTGCCGCAGGCCACAACGTGGATTGAACGGGATGCTCCAACACGCCGCCCCAGCGCCGAACCTGATCAACAGCCCAAATCGCCAAGCTCTTTTCGTCTGGCCGGGGCTTGGCAAAAAATCGCAACTGGCCCCATGCGCGACAAGGCGGGTGAGCAATCACGGTACAGCCGCCCGGCCACCGACGAGCGTCCCGCTCGATGTCGTACACATCGCAACCGGGGATGGTCTTGTAAACGCTGTCAGTTCTGGCAAACAGAACCGCCACGGTCATTACATTTGCGGTGCCGCTGCAAAGGTCGAGGTGCTTCATGCGCGCCGCTCCTCCCGCGCGCGCTGGATCGGGCGTAATAAGCGCCCCTCCGTCACCGGGATCGCCGGGTATAGGAAGGGCTTCGGTGGGGGGTGTTCTGTTTGCGCCTTCGGTGGCCGGCAATGCTGCAAGCGATAAAGCGGCGCTCATGCGGCGGCCTCCAATGGCGTTAAAGCGGGCGGTTCAGGCGTTAAAGAGGCTATTTCATGGGCATCAAATCGATTGATTTGCCAGAGCGGGAAATGCGGGTCGGCGATACCAAACCGTCGCATCCGAAACCAACAGACCGTCACCTCGGCATAATCGGCGGCGCTGTCGATGTCGCTCTTGGATGGCGCGGTGCTCATGCGGCGGCCTCGCACGGTTTGGGGGCGAACGGCCGCAGGTTCCCGGCGGGGATGCTGTACACCTGGCCGCCGATTTCGACGCCGTGGTTGCGGGGCTTGCCCTTGCTGACGGCAACGACGACGCCAATCCGGCCGTGGAGCGGCCTCGCGGCCCGCACCTTGGCGGCATAATGCACGACGACCAGTTGACCGGGGCGGGGATTAGAGATCACGCGGCGGTCTCCTGGCTAGGAGCCGTACGACATTCTGGCTGATGAATGTGGATGGGCTTGCTGTCTAGGACGCGCAATTTACCTTGTGTGATTTTTTCAATCTCCAAAGCGCGGCGTGGAGGAACCTTCTTCCACTGTGAAACAGCTTGCGATCGGATGCCGAGCGCGGCCGCCACTTTTGCCACACCACCGAAATATTCAATAACAGAGTTCAAATCACAGGCGTTCATACAATATAGGTAAGCACACTTACTTATAAGTTGTCAATATGCTTACGGTTACTTACCAATCGCTTGATAGTAAGATTTCTTACATGGATGAAGAGAAATCGAATATCGGCAAGCGGATCAAGCAAGCAAGGCTGGCGTTCAAGCCGCGAAAGATGACGCAACAGCAGCTAGCAAATGCGGTTAATGTTTCGCGCCCTGCTGTTACTCAGTGGGAGACAGGCGAAACAAAAACCCTTGAAGGAGAAAATTTACACAAGGTCGCTGAAACCTTGAAGGTTACCGTTGAGTGGCTTTTGTACGGCAAAGAAGAAGTATCCAGGACAAATCATCGTGTCATCCAGGAACCCTCCAACGTCTCGCCTGCTCCCCCGATCCGGGGAATGGTGCCGGTGATTTCGTGGGTCAGCGCAGGCCGCTGGCGGGAACCCGATATCGCGCTGGATGCGCCGCTGGACTGGATACCCCACATCGGCGCCACGCCCAACACGTTCGCGTTGAGGGTGGAAGGCGATTCGATGGAGCCGAGCTACCCGCCGGGAACATACCTGATCGTCGATCCCGACCGCGTGCCCGAACCGATGAACTTGGTGATCGCGCTCAACGGCGACGACGAGGCGACCTTCAAGCGGCTGACCCGCGAGGGCAAAACGTGGTATCTGACGCCGCTGAACCGCCAATACCCGTCGCAGCCGCTGGACTCGCTGTGCAAGATCATCGGCGTGGTGATATGGAGCGGGCGGCGGGAGGTTTGAGCGTCTTTTAAGCGGGTGCCATCAGATCGACACGCAATCGGATTGCATCTACAATCAAATTATGATCACCTGGGACGAATCGAAGCGCCAAGCCAATATCCGCAAGCACGGCATCGATTTCGCGGGTTGCGAGGCGATTTTCGACGCGCCGCTGGTGACGGACGAAGACGACCGCGAAGCGTATGGCGAGCAGCGGCTGAAAAGCCTCGGTTGGTTTGGAGGCCGCGTGGTCGTGTTGGTTTGGACGGAACGGGAAACCGGCCCGCACCTGATTTCCTGCCGCTATGGTGACAAGCATGAAACCGGACGCTATTTCCAATACGTTCTTTAGCCCTGAGCAGATGGCGGCGGCCATCGCGACGGCTCCCGACCGCCCAGTGGAAGACGAGGACAACCCGCCGACTCGGCCAGAAGACTGGGATAACGCCATCGTCAGCCATTCTTACGAAGAGCTACGGGAAAAGCTGGCCGAGCGCCGCCGTGCGCGCGGGGCGCAGAAAGCGCCGACCAAGGAGCAGGTGGCGATCCGCTTTTCGCCGGAGGTGCTGGCCTATTTCCGGGGGACCGGCAAGGGCTGGCACACCCGGATGGACGCGGCGCTGAAGGAGTGGATCGCGGCGCGCCCGCGTTGATCGGCTTCGGGGTGCCGTTGCCGCAGCGCGCCTGCCGCGCGAGCAGCATTGGGTATCTGGCGTCGTGACCATGGCTTCGCACTGGACGGTGTGACCGTCTAACGAGATCACTTTTTTGGAGAAAGGCGATGATGAACACACAGCAAGCCATGATCGATGCCGTGAAGAAAAAGCTGGAACAGACGGATCACGGGAAATCAGTTATGGATAGAGTATCTGAAATCAAGCGTTTGCAGTGCGATCTTGCGGCGCTTGGCCCTGTATCTGAACAGGATGCGCCACTCAGACTCCCTTATTCCAGTATGCCCCACCTTAACGAAAGGTGCTGGAAGTAACTCCGGCACCCCTTGATCTTTCGCTGATTTAGCCCCTCAGCGGTCGCCTTTGGCGCGCTCGTATTTCGCCCGCTGCTTGCAGCGGTTCGAGCAGTACAGCCCGCGCGGGCCACTCGTAGCGCTTCTTCATCGGTCATCGCGTCATCATCTTTCCATGTTCCGCGCCGATTCTACGCCGCGCGGGGTTTTTTGCCTTAATAAAGTAAGCTTGCTTTCTAATGTAAGTTAGCTTACTATAACTCTCAACCCGTAGCCGATCACTCCCAGGTGGCGGCGGGCCAGCCGGACGGGTACCTGTGGGTCCGGCGATTTCCCCGCAATCATTCCCGCCGGGGCGACCGGCGGGTTTTTTAGAGGCAACACCATGAACCTGAGCAAGATGGCGAGAGCCGGGGTCAGCCCGGCGAGGATGCAAGAGGCGCTCGCCCGCCGCTTCGAATCGACGGCGGTCGAGCGCGGCAGAGGGATCTGGATGTGCAGCATCGTTTGCCGAGACGCGGAAGGCCAGGCCCGGCTGGTGGTGAATTACTTCAGCAACGCCGCGGGACGCTGGATTTACAGCATCGTTTCAATCCGCGCCCGCCCATCGCGACGGGCGATGCCGCTTTTGATGGCGGCCTAAAAACAAAGCCGCTTGGCGGTGAGACGCCAGGCGGCCCGATCTAAGGAGCGTCAAACAGTGTCAGTTCATCTTACGGCCGCGACGGCGGTCATGCAATACCTGCCGCCGACGGATCAACAGCGGGTTTATCGGATGGTGGAGCGGCTGGCGCGGCGCGACCCGCGCTTTCGGGGCCGGCTCGACGCGGCTAAAGCCAGGGTCGAGCGCGAGGCCGAGGATTACGAGGATTGGCTTGTCCGGCAAGCCGAGGAGCGATCCCGCTATTTGATGGAGGATGTGCCGTGATAGCGCTCGCGAGTTGCCCCGTTTGTGGCTCGGCTCCAGCGTTGAAATGGATCGCGGGCGAGTATCAGTACGAGTGCGCCAGCGAACGCTGCCCGCACGGCGTTTACGAGTTCGTGGAACAGTTCGCGCCAGAGGAGGAGTACCCGCTGGATATCTGCTGGAACCGCGAAGCGGCGGCCCGGCAGTGGAACCAATGCGCCGGCTTCTTCGAGTCGATCAAATCGAGTGCGGCGCCCCGCGCGGAATCCTTCGCAGCCTGACCGGAGCTCCCGGCGGCAACGCCGGGATGATAGACGTTGAAACCTCTTATCACCGTCCGTCGCCGGCCAGGCGACATTATTCTGACGCTCGACAGTCGAGGCGAGATCGCGGGCCGGGAAGCGGTTCAAGGCCGTTTCATCCGCCGCGAAACGGCCTGTTGCGCGCTGGCCTTGGTTTTCGCCATCGCCATCGTCGCGATCGCCTTTCTATTTTTTTGAGACAGGGAGCCATCATTATGTCCGAACAGAACACCCAAACGTTGGCGTCGATACAAGCGCTGCTGGCCCAAGCGCAGCAACAACAGCCCGCGATAGCGGGCGCCGCGGCGCCCGGCGGCTGGCAGCAACCGACGCTCTCGGCGATGCCGGCGGTCCATGGCGTCGCGATCCCGCTCAAACTGCAAACCCCTATCGGCGACGTGCGGGTCTATCTGCAACTCGGCCCAGAAGCGGCCGCGAACCCGCACGCGCTTCTGTCCGCCATCCAGGCGCTAGCGAACGCCGGCTTGCCGGTGGATGCGTGGCAACCGCGCAACCAGGACGGCGGGAGCGGTTGGGGTAACGGTGGCTCTGGTGGTGGCGGATGGGGCGGCCGCTCCGGCGGCTACAGCCGTGGTGGTTATGGTGGTGGTGGTGGTGGATTCGGTGGGAGACGATGGTGATGTTCGCCGTTGACTCGGTTGCGCCGCTCGCGCCCGCACAAATTCTAGCGCCAGCACGGTACGCGGTTTTGGACTGCGAAACCGGCTTCCCGGATCAGTCCGCCATCGATGCGGCGCTGGAAAGTTGGAAGCCGCCCAAAAACTGGAAGCCGGAAACGGTGGCGGCAAAGCGGGCCGAGATGGCGGAGAAGGTGGCGGAGAAATCGGCGCTACTCGACGCCGCGCCGATTCTTTGCGTCGCGCTGAAAACCGACCGGGGGGCGATCCTGTTCAACGGCATGAGCGCGGACGCTTTCGATATTCCGGGCTGGGCGGTGATGCCTTGCGGCGATGAACGCGGCTTGTTGTTGGGGCTTCGCTCCATTCTCGACTATCTGGCCGGGCCTGAAACCGTCCTTGTCGGCCACAACTTTTGCTCGTTCGATGCCGGGAAAATGAGGAATGCACTCCTCCGGCACCGGCTGCGGTCGCCGGTGGCGCTGGCCGAACGCGATCAGGCGGTGTTCGACACGATGCGCCAGATCCGCCACTTCTCCGCCGAACTTTCGGACGAGCGGTTCGTGTCGCTCGACACTGTCGCCCGCGTCCTCGGTATCCCGATGCCAAAACAGGTGATCGACGGTGCGGATTGCCCTCGCCTGCACCGCGAAGGCCAATACGAGGCTGTATGCACCTATTGTTGTATAGATGTAGAGACAACAACAAATGCATATTTATTGATGTCTGGCATGAGTAAGGAATTGCAGTAATGATTAGATATGCGGACATATCAGGAGCGAGATTCGGTCACCTATCTGCAATAAAAGTAATACTTGGAAAGCCAAGGATTATGTGGCTATGCAAGTGCGACTGCGGCAATTACTCCAAGGTATTTGCCGACAACCTAAAGCGCGGGCATACAAAATCTTGCGGATGCAAAAAAAGTCGCCCAATACATGGAAAACATAATACAAATACTTATTTTGTATGGGTAAACATGAAAGCAAGATGCGACAGGAAAAACCATAAGGAATATAGCAACTATGGAGGCAGAGGCATCACCTATTGCGATGCATGGAAATGCTTTTCTGCCTTCATTGAAGATATGGGAGAAGCGCCAAAGGGTGAATCTCTTGATCGAATAAATAACGATCTAGGTTATTTTAAGGAAAACTGTAGATGGATTACCCAGCACCAGCAGGCTAGAAACAAAAGAACTAACGTAAATATAACGATAGACGGACAAACAAAATGCTTAAAGGATTGGGCGCTAACATTTGGCATAAGTTATCAAACATTAAGGACGAGAAGAAGATTGGGGTGGGATATAGAGAAGGCGATTACTCGCCCAGTAAGCGCTGTTGCAGCGACGTTGAAACGACCTACCGCTATCGGACTGGGGCGCGGATGACTGAAATCTTTTGCATTGATGGACGGATTGCCGATCTGGGACAAAGTAGCGCACTAGAGACCGGATATATCGGTTTCCGCAATCGTGATGGCGAACCGCTGGTAGTGTTAGCGTTGTCGGCGGCGCTGGCGGCTAATGGGATGTCGGCGTTCGAGCGCTATCTCGACCGGACCGCACGCATCACGGTGGAGGTACTGGACGATGGCGTTGATTGAAATCTATCGGATCACCGGCGAAATTACCGAAATCGGCATCACGCAGCACGGCGAGCGGGGGATGGTGGCCGTTTCCGCCGCCGGCGCGGACAGCGTGATCTTTTTGACGCCGAGCGGCGACGCGCAACGGCTCGCCGGATATCTGTACGAACAGGTCAGGATCACGGTGGAGTTGGAAGACCTCCGCCAACCCTCATTGGACCTGTCGGCTTGAGCGAGGATCACTTGAGCGACGTACTCACCCTCGCCCAAGCCGCCGAGCTGATGCAGTGCAGCACGGAGGCGTTGCGCAAGCTCGCCATGAACGGCACTATTCCGGCCAGGCGCTTGGGAGGCTGGCGGTTCTCTCGGGCCGCGCTGTTACAATGGCTCGCGGAGGGCGAGCGGCGGGAACCGACATGTCAATCTATCGGCGGGGCGGCATCTGGTGGGCGCGGATCACGATCCGGGGACGCGGAACGCTGCGCTGCTCTACTGGCACAACCGATAAAGAGCAGGCGCAAGAGTGGCACGACCGCAAAAAGGCAGAACTCTGGCGTCGGGCCGAGTTCGACGAAAGCCCCGTCGCTGTCTATCGTTGGGAATCCGCCGTAATTCGTTGGCTCGAAGAAAAATCTGACAAACGCGATGTCGACGGCGACCGGCAACGGCTGGCCGTGCTGCATCCCTACCTGGTTGAATTGCCGCTCGGCGCCATCAATAATGACTTGGTGGACGGCATTCTCAAGAAACAGCCGCAACTCAAAACCCCTGGTGCTCGCAACCGCTACCGCGCGACGGTGCGAGCGATCCTGTTGAGGGCCATGCGCCGCTGGCAGTGGATCGCGACGGCGCCGGTCATCCTATTGGAGCGGGAACCGCCCAGCAACGGGCGCTGGCTCACGCGGGAAGAAGCGGCGAGGCTGGTGGCGGTATCACCTCTTCACCTTCAGCCGGTCATCCGGTTCGCGCTGGCCACGGGCTTGCGCAAATCCAACATTCTGTGGTTGCGCTGGGATCATATCAGCATCGAAAACCGGCAGATGTGGGTGGATCACGAGGACGCAAAAGGCAAGCGGCCGATTGGCCTACCGCTCAATAAATCGGCGCTTGAAGTGCTCGTGGAATGCCGTGGCCACCATCCCGGCTATGTGTTCACGTATCGGGGCGAGCACTACCACGAGATCGATCACCGGACGTGGCTGGCCGCCTGCGAGCGGGCTGGGCTGACCGGCCTGCGATTCCATGACTTGCGCCATACCGCGATCTCGTGGCTCGCGCAAGCGGGTGTCGATCCGCAGCGGCTGCGCGCGATCGGCGGTTGGTCGACCATGGCCATGGTGGAGCGGTATTCGCACCTGAATATCGAAAACCTGCGTGGCGCGATGGATTTGTTGCCGGATTTGCGACCGATTGATGCGGCGATCATGCCGATCCGGCGAGGGTTGGAGTCGCGCCGTGATTGATTTCACCACTCGGCGGGCAAATGCGTTAAGTATCAGGTTTTTATATGAAATTCTCCAAAAAATACAGAGTCTCGGCCGCTGTCGGCCCATTTCTCTTGATTTGGCCGACCGTCGCGTCAAGCGATATGAAAAGCTATTACTTTCCCGATGAGTCCGGCCGATACGCGAGCGCGTCGCCGCCCTTTTCCGCGTCCGATTATTGGCCTGCCGCCCTTTGGGTGGGCGGGCTGTTTTTGGCCGCTCATATCAAAAAGAAGAACCCCGAAAACTATTGGGTGATGCCGCTAGCTTGGTTTTGGCCTATTTTGATGGCCATCATCATGTGGGTCGCTCATCACTAGAGGGGATGCGATCTTGGCCCCCGACCGCAACAGTTCCTTGACCCCGCTATCCATCCGGCGCATACTTTTTTCAGGTGCTTGAGACACACCTACTAGCGGTTCCCCGCCCCGAGAGTTTGCGGTTTTTTTATGCCCGTCCGGTTCGTATGCCGGGGGTGCGGCTAATACAACACGGGTCCGCCCGAAATATGCCCGCCGTCTAGTAGCGGTCTCAAGCCCCTGGCGCCCATCATCCGATGGCGTCAACTTTGAGAATCTACTAGGAGCTTTACCATGTCCGCCCAGCTTATCCGCATTACCAACGAAGTCGAAATTCCCTACCTGACCTATCAGGGTCAACCTGTAGTTACCCTCGCGCAAATTGATCGTGTTCATAGCCGTCCAGAAGGGACGGCGGGCAGAAATTTCCGCGTCAACAAAGAACACTTCATCGAAAATGAAGATTATTTTGCGCTTTCTCAAAGTGACATGGAGGCGATAGACGAATTTCGTCCATCCATGAATCCAAAGGGAATTTTGCTCATCACTGAATCCGGCTATCTGATGCTGGTTAAGTCGTTCACTGATAAATTGGCTTGGCAAATCCAACGCCAGTTGGTGAAGCTGTATTTCCGCGTCAAGGAAATGGCGCACTCCACCCCGCGACCGGCTCTCAGCGTCGGCCAGTGGCAAACCCTCGACTCGCTGATCCACTTCATCAGCCTCTGTTGCCACTTTAAGAGTAGGGCCAGCCACGCCGCCCACGAGCGCATCCGCTTCGGCTACGGGCTGCGCCAATCGCGCGATCTGTTGCCGGAGCACTTCGAAGCGGTCAAGGCCGACCTGGAGGGCCTGCGGGAACTGGCCGAGCAGCACCAAAGCCGCATGGTGGCCCTGGACGAGGAATTCATCACGGCGGTCATCCGTCCGCCGGTCAGCGTCCGAAAAGTGCGGGCGATGGCCAAAAAGCAATCGCCCCAACCGCCGCTGGATTTTTAGGCGAATCCGCGCCACGGACGGCGCTATACTGCAAGAAACCGCAGAATCCGACGAAGCGCGTTGACTTCAACGCCACACATGGCGTTCGAGCCAAAAAAAGCACAAAATCGGCACAATGATCGCGGTGATGAAAAAATGAACTCGGAAAAATATTTCAAGTCATTGATTGGCGGAGAGGGTGGGATTCGAACCCACGTGGGGCGGTTAGACCCCCATCCGATTTCGAGTCTGTCAAAACACACTTCTCTTTCAATCGCTTGCTCTTTCTACCCCAAAACAGATCGAAGCAACTCCAATAAAATCTCGGTAAACCGGCACAAATTCAGCACAGCCGACACGCGGGTTTTTCAATCCGCGCCGGGGCTTCGAGCGGGTGTCTAGGCGGTGGCGCTCACGCCGAAACAGCGAGCGTTCGCGGTCGAGTACGTGAAAGACCGGAACGGCGCGCAGGCGGCGATCCGGGCGGGTTACAGCCCGACCGGCGCGAACGCGCGCGGCGCTTATCTATTAGCAAATCGCAGCATAGCCGAAGAGATACAAAAGCTTACGGCCGAGATCGAAGAGCGGTCGATGATCACCGCCGTACGCATACGGCAAGAGTACGCCAAGATCGCGTTTTTCGACCCCAGAAAACTCTACGACGAGTCGGGAATTCTGAAGCCTATCGGCGATCTGGACGACGATACGGCGGCGGCGATCACCGGCATCGATGTAGTGACGGTCGGCAATTCCATCATGGGCGTCGGCGAAGTCAGAAAAGTGCGCTTCGACCAAAAGAAGGGCGCGCTCGACTCGCTGGCGCGCCACCTCGGAATGTTCAACGACCGGTTCGCGCTCGACGTTAGCGAGGAGTTGAAGGAGCTGCTGGCGCTGATCGCCGGGGCGGGGGCCGACGCGCTGAGCAGAGCGCGCAAAAAAGCCGGTGCTGGCGGCGCCGACGCCGGTGGCGACGACGATGATTGATCTCGATCGCGGCGCGATGCTGGCGACGTTCGGCAACCAGCGCTGGCGGCTCGATAATCTCTATTGGATCATCGACAAGCAGGGGCGGCGGATCAAATTTCGGATGAATTGGGCGCAGCGCGAGCTGTTCGAACAGCTCCATTGCAACAACCTCATCTTAAAAGTCAGGCAGCTCGGTTTGTCGACGCTCGTCAACCTGCTGCAACTCGATACCGCTCTGTTTGTGCCCAACACGGCGTGCGGCGTGATCGCGCACAACGACGACAGCGCCAAGGAGCTGTTTGCCCGCAACGTCAAATTCCCCTACGAGAACCTGCCGGCGGCGGTGCGCCGCGCCGTTCCGGCGGTCACGGATAGCATCCACCGCTACCGCTTCGCGAACGGTTCGTCGATTCGCGTCGCGACCTCGCTGCGCTCCGGCACCATCCATTTTTTGCACATCTCGGAGTTCGGCAAAATTTGCGCCCAGTTCCCGCCGCGCGCGAAGGAGGTGGTGACCGGATCGCTCGAAACGGTCGCGCCCGGCAACCTGGTCGTCATCGAGTCGACCGCCGAGGGAAACGAGGGCTACTTTTACGACTACACCCAACGGGCCAAGGCGCTCGCCGAAGCCAAAAAAACGCCGGGCGTCGCCGATTATCGGTTCTTTTTCTTCCCGTGGTGGAAAGAGCCGACCTATTCGCTCGCCGACCCGCAACCGATCAATGACGCGCTACGGCGCTACTTCACGCAGCTCGAAGCCGAAATCGGCCGGCCGCTCGGCGAGCCGCAACGAAACTGGTATGCGGCGAAGCGCGAAAAGCTGCAAGAAGATTGTTTCCGCGAGTATCCGAGCACCCCGGATGAAGCGTTCAAAGTCGCCACGGAGGGGGCTTATTACAGCGCGCAGCTCGCGCAAGCGCGGAAGGACGGGCGGATTTGCGCGGTGCCCCCCGATCCGCGCGCGCCGATCAACACGTTTTGGGATATCGGCATCGACGATTTCACGGCGATCTGGGTGCACCAGCAGGTAGGGACCGCCCATCACTTCATCGGCTATCACGAAGGATCGGGCGAACCGCTGCAACACTACTGGAACCTGCTGAAAGAGCGCCACCTGAAACCGGGGTTCGCCTTCGGCACGCACTACTTGCCGCACGACGCCGCCAAGCGCGACCCCAAGGACGGCAAAACCTACGCCGACGAAGCGGAAAAGCTGGGGATGCGTCCGATCAGGGTGGTGCCGGCCACCGATTTGCTGAAAGGTATTCAGGCGACGCGCGACGGTATCGCGATCAGCCGGTTCGACGAAGTCGCGTGCGCCGAGGGCATCAAGCGCCTGTCGAAATACCGTCGCGCGTGGAACGAGCGCTTGGGCTGCTTTCAGTCGCATCCGCTACACGATGACAACAGCCACGGCGCCGACGCTTTCCGGCAGTGGGCGCAAGGGTTCGCCCGGCAGGACGAGCGCCGGGGGGCGCGCGATAGCGCCGACATTCCAACCGCCGCCGGGTGGACCTGATCATGTTACCGCCGGTTCCCGTCGATTTCAGGCAAGCGCCGGGCTATCGGAGCGATTCCATCATGCCCGCGTTCAGCAACGCCGAACTGGTGGCGCTGGAGCGGGAAGCCGAGCGGGAAGCCGACAAGCGCCGCGAGCAGGTCATCTCCAACCTGTCGTCGCACATCCGCCGCTGCTTCGAAGACGCCAAAGCCGCCAAGTCGCACATCGAAGCGGAGATGATCGCCGCGCTCAACCAGCGCGCGGGGCGCTACGAGCCGGACGTGCTGGCGGAAATCCGCAAATTCGGCGGCTCCGAACTGTTCGTGCGCCTCACCGAGCAGAAATGCGTCGGCGCCGGCTCGTGGATCAGAGACGTATTGAGCCTGGATCGGCCTTGGGGCTTGGACCCGACCGCCGTTCCCGACCTGTCGCCTGGGGAATCGGCCGCGATAGCGGACATCATCAATCGGGCCGCGCTCGACGCCGCGCAACGCCAGATCGCCGAAAGCGGGACCGTTCCCGATCCCGAGGCGGTCAAGGCGCAAATCGCTCAGGCCACCGAAAAAGCCAAGGCCGACGCGATGCGGGCGCGCGAGAAAGCGGCGCGCGCCCGCGCCGATAAGATGGCTAAAACCATCGAAGATTATCTCGACGAGTCGGCGTTTAAAGCCGTCATGGCCAACGCCATCGACCTGGACTTGACGACTTTTGGCACGGCGATCCTGAAAGGGCCGGTGCCGCGCACCCGGCGCCGGCTCGCGTGGGAGCAAAAAGACGGGCAATGGACGCCGGTTGAGAAGGAAGAGGTCTATCCGGAAGTCGAGCGCGTCAGCCCGCTCGATTTGTATCCGTCCGGCGACGCCACGTCCGTCGAAGACGCCGACTATCTGATCGAAATTTACAAGTTGCGGCGTAGCGACTTACGCTCGTTCAGAGGGATCGACGGCTACAACGACCGCGAAATCGACGACATTCTCAAGGAACACGGGACGACCGGCCACCGCGAAGCCGAACACGTCGACCAGGCGGTCGCCGCCGCTTCGAGCAAAAGCGGATCCGCTTATCTGCCCGGCTCCAACACGCTCGATGCGCTGATCTTTTTCGGTGAGGTGCAAGGGCAACTGCTGATCGATTGGGGCGTCAAGTCGGTCGAGCCGCTGGCGGAATATTCCATCGAAGCGTGGATGATCGACTCCCATGTGTTCCGGGTGGATATCAAGGAGCCGCACGAGGCGTTCCGGCCCTATCACAAAGCGGTCTACCGCGCTCGCCCCGGCTCGTTTTGGGGCATCGGCATCCCCCTTACCATCGATTACCTTCAAAAAATGTGCAACGCGGCGGCCCGCGCGCTCGGCAACAACATGGCGATCGCCTCCGGCCCGCAAGCCGGCGTGGATCTCGAACAGATGCCGCCGGGCGAGGACGGCAAAAAGATGTGGCCCTGGAAAGTGTGGCGGTTCAACACCGCGAAATACGGCCAATCCAGCGTCCCGCCGCTCCATTTTTTTCAGCCGGACATGCACGCCGCCGAGCTGATGGCGATCTACGAGAAATTCGCGGCGTTGGCCGACGAAATATCGGGTATCCCCCGCTACATCCAGGGCGATTCAAACGTCGGTGGCGCGGGCCGGACCGCCTCCGGGCTCTCGATGCTGATGGGCGCGGCGAGCAAAACGGTCAAGGCCATCGTGTCGAACATCGACACGGGCATCATCGAGCCGCTCATCTCGGCGATGTTCCGCTACGCCATGCTCTACCACCCCGACCGGAGCATCAAGGGCGACGTGAAGGTGGTGGCGAAAGGCTCGACCGCGCTGATCGTGCGCGAGCAAGCGCAGGTGCGGCGCAACGAGTTTTTGCAGACGACCAACAACCCGACCGATCTGGCCATCATGGGCGAAGCCCGCCGGGCCGAGCTTTTGCGCAGCACCGCCGAAACCCTCTCGCTCGACCCCGACCAGATCGCCCCGACGCGCGAGGAGATCGAAAAGCGACAGCAAGCGCGGGAATTGGCGCAACAGCAACTGCAACAGCAACTG